GCAATCACAGATTGTCTAAATTCTTCAAGGTTATTCCAATGTTTACTAGCATGTTTAACTGCCTTTTCAACTTTTTTAGGAGCTTTTAAAATTGCTCCCATTGCTTTAGATACTTTCTTTTTACTTTTATGTGCATGTGCCATGTATATCCTTTATTGTGTTAAAAACTGAGGTTTCAAATAATCTATATATTTATTTATAATCCCCCAATCCCCCAATCTTGGCAGATTGGGGGCACCACAGTGGCTATTGACCGATGGGAATCAGTCTAGGCTTTTTCTCATCTGGAATTACACGTTCCAGATTCACAATAAGCATACCGTCTTGGAGATCGGCATTTTTAACAATGATATCATCACTCAGTTGGAACGCTCGAGAAAAAGTTCTCTTGGCAATTCCACGATGTACAAAACCGATTTCATTGTTTTCATCATTATCAGCCCCCTCATCTTTCGCGGTAGCAGAACGAACAGTAAGAGTACCTTCAGTTACTTCTACTTCAATATCACTTTTTGAAAAACCAGCAAGAGCTAGTTCAACAACATATTGTAAATCATTAAGTTTGCGAATGTTATATGGTGGATAACCCGATTGCGACTGGGCTATGTCCATATTAGAAAGACGATTAAAAAATCCATCGAATCCAACGCTGAATCCAAGCATTTTTTGTAAGTCTTGTGGTGTGGGGAATGTGTGTGGTGCTAATGTATACATAGGGCCTCCTTTAAAGCGAGGTTAATATTACACTCCAATCTTCAGCACGTAGACTTGGAGTAATCACGAACAGAAATACAAAATCTATTCGTGGATTAGAGGTTACCACAATTGGTCAACCTCAGTCGCGCCAACCTTCTCCTTTGAAGAGATGTTCGCAACGATGTTTGAAAACAGTCCAAAGTAGACTGCTTAAAGAATCTGAAGTATAATTTCCCGATTCCTTTACTATCAATTTATATTTAGTCTTCATAATTTTTTCATCAATTTGCCAATTACTATAATAGTATTTAGTCATTTTTTACAAAAAAGTGAAAAGGGTGGGTTTAATCACCCTTTGTCAGATTGTATATGATTACTTTTTGGAATAAATTCCCCAAAGTACCCATATTGCTGCTAGGCCTACAAGTCCTTCACCACCTAGTTTTTGAACTATACCTACTACTGAACCTATAATGTCTAGGCCAATAAAAGGAACAGCTGCTCCAAAAATGATTTGAAGAACTACGCCTAATGCGATTAACGCAAGGCCAGCTTCTGTAAGACTGCGAATCCAGCCTATTGCTTTTTCTAACATAGGATTACTCCCTTTTTTAAATTAAAGTTTTGGCCATATAACTTTTTCGTTATTTGCCGGTAGAACCAAATCCACCTTCACGCTCGGTCTTCTGAACTGGTGGTTTTTTGAGTTCGGTTAAACCATGATATATCTTTTTCACTAATTCTGCTTGACATATTCTATCTCCATTATTTATTGTTTTTGGAGATTGAGATATGCTTGTCATCATAACGAAAATAGGATCTACATAGTCAGAATCTATTATACCTTCACAATTTGTTAGGTATAAACCCTCGTTCCAAGCCAAACCTGACCTAGAATGAAGACGAACTGAGTAACCTTCTGGAATATCAAAAATTAATCCAGTAGGAATCATTACTCTTTCCATGTTATTAACCTGAAGAACTCCATTCCTAAAGGGCTTTAAGATTACTCTGTTTAGAGTATCTTGTCGAACTTGATATTTGTCTACTCCATCAAAACACGCGTGAATATCGAAACATGCTGAACCCTCTGTTGCATAAATGGGGTCTTTAGCATTCGGATGTAATTTGTAAAATTTTAAGGTTTCATTCTTTATTGTTTTGGTCGCCATCTTCAGTCCTTTTACTTCCAATATTATATTTTGCTGTAAGATCCCATTGGTCTTTTTCTTTAAAAGATAGGATCTTTAGTTGATTCAACGGAACAACTAATTCACTTGAAGATTCTGGATTCACTAGTGCAATTAAGCCCCATTCCGATAAAAGATTTGCTATTGTGTTACGTCTTGCTTGGTCATTTTCTGAGTAATTGGTTGGTTTACCATCAAGTGCAAATAATTCTTTAAAGTGTACTATATAGTATCTACCTTGTTTATGTAGTATGTGACAAGATTGATATAATATTTTATCCTTTCGGGAAGCTACCCCGATTCTAGTAAGTGTTTCACGCACCTTGAGAAAATCATCTGGATTCTCCAGAGTGCACTCCACCATGTTCTCTGTTCCTGTAGTCATTTTCCACTCCACCTTGATTCAGTTTATCTATAATATAAGCCAACTGATTTTCAGAAAGAATTCTTAGAGCATCTTTGGCTTTCTCATAACTAAATCCATAATACTCTTTCACCAATTCAACATTCTGTAGTTTCTCTGGTTTCAGCCACTTACTATACCTTCGTTTCTTTCTAATATTATTTAGTAGATAGTCAAACTGAAGTCTAGAATCAAGGTGGTGGTTACGATTCATCTCATTTACTTGAAATATGGTGTCCATAAAGAACGATAGCCCGCGATTTACGATAAAAGAAGAGTACTTCCTCTCATCTTGTGGAGTAAGCATCACATTCTCTTTGGTTTCGTTAATTGCTTTTAGGTAATCAAATGGACTCATAGTACTATTATACCATATTAAAGTGTTTTGTCAAGAGTTTTGTATTATTTTAACGCTATTGCACCGACAAATGAGTGATTTCTCCAAAATGGTTGAACCGTAGTAAATCCAGCATAAGATATCATGTGCTCAAGTTGTTTCCATGTGAGCGGTTTCATAATGTTTCTGAGTGTTCTTTCCTTATCCATGATGTCTTCTGTACCAAAAGCTTTTCGTTTGTAATCATAATAATTAAACGTAATCATGTCCTGTACCAACGCACTTTCACAGATAGTTTTTTCTGCAAAAATGAAAGCTCCACCTTCATTCAATCCAGCATAGATATTTGAAAGAACATCTCTTCTATCTTTCTTTGGCATGAATTGTAAAGTGAAGATAGAAGTAACCAGATTAGCATTTGTTATTTGAAACTTACGAATATCTTTCATTATAAATTCTACATTAGTAAATCCAGCATTATTCAATTCTTTCGTGCGGTTTTTCAAATCTTGTTCAAAACCATCAGCTACTTCAATTCCGATGTAGTGTGCTTTAGGGGAATGGTCTTTATTATAGTCCATCATGGCTTTTGTATTCTTTCCTGTAGAACATCCAATATCAACTATGTTAGCATTATCTTCTACAAAATAACGTGAAAGACTAATTACATCTTCCATTAAGCTTGAATAACCCCGAATTGACTTTTCAATATGTTCATCGAATCCTTCTTCTCTATGTGCAAAAGTAAAATCAGCCATTGTTCAACTCCTTATAAGGTTTAAGTACTTTCTTGTATATGGAACCTGCTATCGCTTTCATCATTAACGGTGGCACCATTCTACCCATACGTTCAGATCTTTGTTCCCACTTTCCAGTTAATTTGAAATCTTCAGGTAAAGAAGTGAGTCTACGAGTTTCACCCAATGCAAGTTTTCGCATTTCACTCCAATGAATACATCCACCAGAAGCCGTGATGGTGGGAGCTGGTTTGAATCTTGAAATTCTTTTCATATTAAAGTGATGTCCTCTAGGATGATAATCACAACCAGTTAATACTTTTTTTGGATCAAGTGGCATTTTTGATGCTGTCACAAAATGAGAGCCCTTTGTAAAAGATTTTGTTAGCATTTTTATTTCTTCTTCATCATACACTAGGTCACTAAATGCATTTCCACTAGTAACTACTTCACTAGACTTTTCTGGAAATACACCAGCAATATTAAGAGAATCAAGGTCAATCACTTTAGCTACATCTTCACGAACTGCAATAAAAATAACTCTCTTTCTTGTTTGTGGTACTCCATAATGAGATGAATCTAACAGCATGGAAGATACGTTATAACCAATATTTCCAAACTCTGCTGTAATCTTGAAGTAATAGTTTTTTGCTTCACCCATCAACAACCCCGACACATTCTCAGCAACAATAACTTTAGGTTGAATATCTTTTGCAACTCTGATGAACTCAAAAAATAAATCTTCAATATTTTCTACCTTTTTACCATCAGAATAATTTTTAGTTTTACCAAAACCTTTAGAATGACCACCACCCTGTACTACAGCACCAGCCATAGAGAAAGCAGAACATGGTGGTGAACCATCTAGGATATCAACTTCTCCTGCTCCAATATTAGCAGCATCCAGAAGTTCATGTTCACCATCTAAATGAAGTTCCTTTATATCATCTGGAAGTATGGGAGTGTTTGGATAATTTTCATGGTATGTATTTCGTGCCTCTTTCACGAATTCATTGATACACAAAATCTTACCACCCGCCAAACGGTATCCTGTAGAAGAACCACCACCACCAGCAAAAGTTGATATTACATTGAACTTGTTTTGTGCTTCTCCGGCACGTACATCTTCCATTGTATATTTTTTATAATCTGCTGAATTTGGTTTTGCATCTTTTACATGCTTAACATAATCTTCAGATAATGTAGCTGGGGTTGAAATGTCTGGCATTTTTTTAACTAGTCTTTCAACTGGTTTTTCAAGATATTCATCTTCAAATGGTAAAGTTTGAATGTGTGGTTTCATATTAAAAACTCCTCTAAAATGTTTGAATTGGTCTTTGTAGTATTTAGCCCGTGCCAATCCCTACATATATCCATTATCCTACTTCTGTTTTTAAAATTGATTTTCTTATTGGGTAGTAATGATTCAAACAAATTTACTATACCAGAATCTATTTGTAAGTTCAAATGATTTTTAATTTTTCCTGTTCTCTTAAATTCATCAAATGCATTTCTTACATGATGTTTCTGAAATGGTTTGTTGACTTCATCCCAGCTCTTACTGTAGAAAAACTCTTTCACGGATTCTGTAAGATATGGAGTAACAAAAACTTTATCATATTCATCTGCCACTCTCTTGTGCCAGTTGTAACCTGCACACATTTCTGGACTAAAATAATTGTCTCTAAACTTATCAAATAATTCTTGAGTGTGTCTGTAGTTTATCATTGCTTTTTTACTTATACCATAGTAACCATCTGCAGCCCAACCAGACAAAACATACTTCTGTTTTATTTCTGGATACACATATAAAAATGGATAGACACATTCAAAGTGAGTTTTCTTTCTACAATCCAACTGAACTAATCGGTGCCAATCCTTGGTCAAGTTTTTGGTGGGTACTTCAATTCCTGTGAAGGGCCAGTTGAATATTTCTGCAACTTCTTTGGCTTTTTGAAAATCGTATGAGAGGTGAGTGTCCAGACAAAAACTATAGGCGTGAACTTTTTTACCAAGTCGTTCAGCTGCGAATCCAACTGAAATAGAATCAACCCCACCAGACAAC